GTCCACTGGCAATCTGTTCAGCATAGATTTTCACCCTTGCTGCTTTCTGCCGTTGAGTGTACGCATATTCACTTTCCTTGTCACGCTCGTCACACTTACGCTCAAGGGTGGACAAACTTACACCATCGGTACGCTCATCGCGGAAGCCGTCAGGTAGACACTCGTTTGATATGTAGAGACATTCTTTCAACTGTTGATCCAGTTTAGAGAGCAATTCGTAACCGTTCATTATTCCCAATTCCTTTCTCGTAAACGCTGAACACTTTTAGCAGCACGGATACCCAAAGCAACGGACGCCAAGTCAGACTTCCGACGATACGTAGGAAGCCTACGCTCTGCAACCTCAATCCACACTGAAAGCAATTCATCGCTCATTGTGTGGAAGTAATTCTGATACTCAAGATAACTAGGGGTAATTTCAATCGTTTCCATCTTCAAACTCTCTTTCTTTCTTTTCCAGCATTATACCAAAAGTTTTTTATTTGTCAACCCCCACAAACGGGGGTGGCAGGATATTCCTCGGTCAGCACTTCGCAATGCTCACCGCAATCGTTGCAGATACCATACTCAATCTGAGCATCATCAAGATATGAACCGCAGCAATCTGAAATGTAGAGGATTTGCATTTCCATTTTTTTCTCCTTTTCTTTCTTCCTTATTCCTTATATCGACATTATACAGACTCATTCTTGAATGTCAAGTAGAAAAATATTTTTTTTGGATTTTTTTTCGTGTGCAAATTCCATGCCAAAAGTTTTTTTCTTGTTTGGCACACCGTTTGCTACACCCCTCTAATGGGGGATTCGCGGCGGGCCACGGCCCCCTCGGAAGGGGGGTGGCATTTGTACACTACATTAGATTGTATTTCCAGCGGAAGCGCAACTCTTTTGCAGCACCACGAATGATGCACAGCCAGATTTTCCTACTTGCCCCAGTTGCAGTATCTAGGGCAATTTGCCCATTCTTCAACCAAGACTGAATTTCCCTAGTTTCCCAATTCTCAAAGTTATATGCGGCACTCATTCTACTACCTCTTCACAATAGGGGGAATCGTCAATCGTTGCCAGAAATTCCTGCTCTTGCTCGTCAAGCCAAGCCTCGTATTCAGCCCGTGCCTCATATGCCTCAAGATCAGCGAAGTATTCAAAGTCAAGTCCCATTGGTTTCACCTTAGCAGATAGGGGTATAGTTCCAGAACACAGAAATCACAATAGCACAACACACAGCAATCATCAACAGCAATTCTTGATCTGATTTGTCCATCGTCAATTCTCCTTTGTTGGTTCTATTCTACAGTATCGGCAATCGGCTGTCAAGCCCTAAAATCTTTTTTGCAAAAATTGTGGCTGTCATGGTAGAATCAGGCAATTACTGCCCTGCCATGCCAAAAAACTTTTTTCTTATTTGGCACAAAATTTGCTATACCCTGCCAATGGGGGGTTCGCGTCCTACCTTGAATTCCTAATTAGGGTGGGGGTTTTATCTTGTGGAATTTTTGCGAAATTCTTGTGGAAAAATCGTGGGGTGGTACATACACAATAAAATTTTCCAATATAAATGTATTACCCAATCTATTAGAATCAAATTGATAAAAGTTGCTATTATTCGTCACTGAGTGTATAATAGTAAGAATGAGAGGTTTAATATGAATAAGCGCAAACAATTAGATTGTCAATTGCATTGCAAGGCAACCAGCTGTCTAAACGACACTGTTCTGTCTGACATGGACAAGGAAGATAGACCACTAGAAGATCTACTAAAGGAAACACAAAATGTTACAAATGAAACCAGAAGTTCTGAAAGAATATCAGAGCAGAAAACTTAAAATACCAACTAAACAGATTTTTAATAAAGGGCTTGCTGGCCCCGGATATTCTATAAGGCTAGCTTCTAATAGTGATCTTTGTGAAAAGATTGCCCCACTAAACCCATTCTCTGGATCTTTCTCTGAAAAAGACAATTTTATTGAAGAGTTTGGTTTGGGATGTAAATTCTTCTATAGAGCAGAAAAATACAACACTGGCTCTTCGACTCCAGAGTTAACTGAAATAGGGGTTGGATATATCTCTGAACATAAAGATGGAGAAAAATATTTAGAGAGAATTAGACCTATGGTTATAGTAGACAAAAGCGGTGATAGTCAACCGATAACCGCGCCAGATATAACTATAGCTCAAAATACAGACGGCCAGACAACTATGATTTCTGCTTTTTTCCCAGATCAAATTGAAAATCTTTTTTCTGATCCACACATAGTCATTGCCTCTTCTGAATATGCCCCAGCCATTCCAGTTTATATAGAAGAAAATTCAGTGTTAGGCAGGAAGAAGGGTAGCGTTGAGGCTATTAGTATTAGCTACTTAGTAGAATATATTACTTCTATAACCAAACAGGTAACTTTCAAGGCTTCTAAGCTTATATCTAATATTCTAAAATGCAAATCAATCCAAATAGAACCACAATCAAAAAAAGCAGAAGAAACTGCTGGCACTATTTTTTTCGATAAAGATACTGCGCAGTTAAGATATTTCGATGGCACAGAATGGCGAACATTAGTTTCTCAATCAATTGAGGACTAATATGAAAATCCCCAAGAACATGTCCAAGGAAGAGGTGCTTGCCACTATAGATACAGTTATAAACAGAATGGCACACAAGTATACATTCCAAGGATATGACATAGACGATATCAAACAGGAATCGTTCATAATATGTCACGACGCACTTGAGAGGTATGATGAAAAGCGCCCCCTAGAGAACTTCTTGTCAGTCAATCTATCTAATAGACTAAAGAACTTTATTAGAGACAATAACTTCACTAAATGCTCTGAACAAAAACGCAAGGCTATGTTGCATCAGCAACTTCCTTCTTGTGATGTTATTTCCAATAAAAAAGAAGCAGGATTAGATATTTCAGAAATTTCAGAAATAATAGATTCACAATTGCCAGTACACTACAGAGCAGACTATCTCAAGATAATCAATGATGTATACGTAAATAAAAATAGAAAAAAAGAGATACTAGACTACATTAAAAATATCTTATCAGATTATGAGGACGATGATGCGTAAAGGGCGTATTTCAAAGGAAGAGGAGCGTACTATAGCTAGACTTGTTGATAGCATGGTTCCAGAGGATATAGCTAAACAGCTAGATAGAGATGTAGAGTCTGTTAATAATTTCATTAAACGTAAATTCAAGGTTGGTATCACTAATGAAGAAGCAGCAGCTTACTCACTAGAAGATCGCCCATATTGGATAGAGCTAAAGGCCCAGTTTACTTATGATGAACTTGAATTGTTTAAATATCACTGGTCACGTATTATATCACAGTTTAAGGACGATGTATTTCCCACAGAAGAATTACAGGTTGTCGATGTCATCAAGCTTGAGATACTCATGAATCGCTGCCTGAAGGGTAACAAGGAAAACATAGAACAAATTAATACTTATGATCATATGATTAAAGATGAACGCTCTAGAGATAAGGACCAACAAGATACAGACTACATTATTAACTTAGAACGACAAGTTGCTTCACTTAGAGCATCACAGGAAAGCTTAAATCGTGATTACCGTGAGCTACAAGCTAAGAAAGCTTCAATGTTGAGAGAAATGAAGGGTACGCGAGAGCAAAGAATCAAAAGATTGGAAGATAGCAAGCAAAGCTTCACAAGCTGGGTTGCCTCAATGATGCAAGACCCAGAAATCATGAAGCGTTATGGCATTGAGATGGAAAAGATGAGAATGGCAATGGAAAAGGAAAAGGAAAGACTAGGAGAGTACCACAAGTACGAAGATGGAGTTGTAGATCAACCGTTTTTAACACCCGACACAGTAAAGGACTAACATGACCCCAATAACAGTAATTATACCATGCTGGTTACTGGCAATAGGATTAGAACTGTTAATCGTAGGTTTTTTCATTAGATTGGTAAAAGAAAATGATAATTGACTGCTTCCCTTATTTAGATGAAGAAAATATGTTTAAGTTCAGGATTACTGAGCTAGCGCCCCACGTTGACTACTTTGTTGTTGTCGAGATGGATACAACTCATTCTGGATTTCCTAATAAAATCAAAAAGCCAACTCTCGCAGGTTACGAAGATAAGATTATACATTACACAGTAAAATGCCCCTATGACCCAAAACCTAACACAGAAAATTTCATAATACCAGCACCTTGGAAAAAAGAAAATTACCACCGTAACGCCTCAAAGGATGCAATTGCAACTGTTCCGGGAATATGCAATGAAGACATAGTTATGATATGTGATTGTGATGAAATACCGGATATGGATTCTATTTTACAACTCTGGGAAGCTAAACCTAAGTTCATACGCAATGGGCTTAGATTAAGTCTTGAGAACTATTATTACAATCTTTACACAGTTACTCCAAAAGAAAGTATAATGCCATTTGTTATGGCTTATGGGCATTTGCAAGAGATACCGCCCCAAGATTACAGGGTCCGTTTCAATAGACACCTTAAAGTACTTAACAATAGAGCTGGTTGGCATTTTAGCTATTTTCCTAAATATAAAGACCAACCAATAGAAAAAGCTGTCATGCAAAAACTAAGAACATTTGCACACACTGAGATACTAGAAAATCAACCGCTTCTAAATGAATACATAATTAAACAGAGAATAGAGATGGGGCTGGCTGCTCAGTCAGACGATAAAGAGATAGAAATAAGAACAGAACTATCTGATTACCTTCCAAAAAATTACGAAATGCTTCTGTGAGGCAATCATGTTACTAGAAAACGAAAATATAATCTTTTTACATCCGGGTAAAACTGGAGGAACTTCCGTAGAGTACTCCCTTATAAATAAATTCACTAATTATCTTAGATACAGACCCCTTGGCCAATACGCCAAGATATGTAATTATGACATCATGTACGGATGGAGTAAGAAACACAAAATATACCTACAACATGCTGACATACGCTTCTATCAGTCTCTTAACTTCAGACTTTCAGATTATACTGTAATTACTTCTGTAAGAAGACCATACGAGCGTGTTCTTTCAGCATATTACTACAATGGTTGGACTAACAAAATGGATTTTAATGATTTCGTACAGAATAAATTAGAAACAGCTGTCATGCAAAATAAAGATAAGGCAGTCAATCATTTCTGCCCTCTTCATTTCTATATTCAACATGGGGCGTATGTTGTAAATTACCTAATTAGGCTAGAACATATAGAGGATGACTGTAAAGCTATCAACTTAAATCTAGTTAAGAACCATCACGCCAAGACTAAGGCTTCTGATGAATTTCAGGATTATATGAGCGCGTACACACCAAAGAGTAAAGGGATAGTTTACGGATTATACAAAGAGGACTTTAAATTACTGGGATATAAAAAATGAAAGCAATCATTACAGGCATCACCGGACAGGATGGAAGCCATCTTGCTGATTTACTTATAGATAAAGAATATGAGGTTTTAGGAGTAGCTCGTCGCTGTAGTGTAGATACTACCTGTAGAATTAAGCATCTATTAAATAATGAAAAATTCAGGCTTATCGAAGGAGACATTACAGATGTAAGTAGTGTAATCAACATATTCAAAGATAACGAAGATGTAGATGAAATCTATAATCTAGCGGCACAATCGCATGTCGCAACCTCTTTCAAGCAACCAGCCCTAACTTGGGATATAACTGGAAAGGGCTGCATGAATCTTTTACAGGCAATTGTAGATCTTAAAATGTTTCACATAAGATTTTACCAAGCTTCCTCAAGCGAGATGTTTGGCAGTTCTTACGACACTTATAATGATGGAGAAAAGTACCAAAATGAAAATACAAAATTTATGCCCAATTCCCCATATGCAATTGCTAAGTGCGCTGCTCATTATGCCGTTCGCTTGTATCGTGATGCCTATAGTTTACACGCTAGCTCTGGCATACTATTTAACCATGAAGGCCCACGGCGTGGTGAGAACTTCGTTACGCAAAAGATTATCAAGTGGATAGCTGAATTCAAGAAGTGGAAAACATCACAGGAAAAACAAGATATATCTTTCATGAAAGATTACTTAATATGTAACGGCAACACTTTTCCAAAACTAAGGCTTGGAAATTTACAATCTTTCAGAGATTGGGGTTATGCTGGAGATTATGTAGAGGCCATGTGGCTTATGCTACAACAAAAATCACCAGATGATTATGTCATATGCACTGGCTTAACTCATACTATATCAGAATTTCTAGATATAGCTTTTAATCAGGCTGAAATTCCAGAATGGAAAGATCTTATCGTAATTGATCCAGAGTTCTACAGACCTTCAGAAGTTGACTATCTCAGAGGAGACTGCACTAAAGCAAAAAACAAGCTAGGATGGCAACCAAACTACAATCTGGAGGGGTTGATAAAACTTATGCTGGATGCCAAACTATAAAGTACAAATAGACTTATGTGACGTTTACGGTGATCTAATACTATATGATCTTAGGGACTTCCATCATCCATTTGTTCTTCTTTTTGTGGACGCTAATGATCCAGATGACGCTTGTGAAAACAGCATCTACAGAATACAAAGCTCTATCATGAAAATAGACCAAAGCTTAGATGCTAGAGTTTTATGCAGAAAAGTTAGGAAATTAGTTAGAATAGATAAGATTCAATGCCCATGAAAAGAAACTATGACGATCCAGCCTATACTCGTTTCAGATTAGACGTTTTAAAACGAGATAGATTTACTTGCAAAATGCCGGGGTGTAAAAACAAAAATAACCTAAACGTGCATCACATTAAAAAGTGGTCTAATGCATCATCTCTTAGATATGATAAATCAAATGGAATAACACTTTGTGCATATTGCCACAAATCGATTACTGGAAAAGAATCACACTACGAAAAACTTTTTAGAGAAATCATAGATGGCTAAACAATACAAAACAGCTCCAGATTTTACAGTTATAAAAGATACCCGTGAACAAGACGGGTATTTCTTTAGTAAATTCAATACATGTGCTGGAATGATAGAACATAAATTAGATACTGGTGACTACTCCATAAAAGGACTAGAAGATAAAATATGTATAGAGAGAAAAGGTTGCGTGGAAGAATTAGCAATAAATCTTGGATCTAAGAAATATGCATTCTTAAATGAGATTGAAAGAATGGAGTCCTTTCCTCATAAGTATATCATCTTAGAGTTCTCTTTAGAAGATCTCATTAAATTTCCAGAAGATACAAGAATACCAGTAAAAAATAAAAGCTCATTAAAGATCACAGGAAAGTACATGCTTAAGTGTTTAATAGAATTTCAGCTTTGGAACAATGTCCATGTCTTATTCTGCGGTAATAAGCACAATGCTTTTCTTGCTGTAAGCAGTATTTTCAAAAGAATCAATGAAATGTACACCATTGGGAGAAAAACATGATGATGGAAAAAGATATACTTTATGATTTCCATAATTATGGCACTAACATAAGTTCTAGGGAAATATTTTTACACAACCACTACGGATCTAATGATGAAGAAAATCCCGGCGTTGAGTACAAAATGTCAAACACCTTCATCAAAAATTTACGCGCACTTGATGCAAGGTCTTCAGATCATATAACAGTTCATATGCACAGCGTTGGCGGTGAATGGTCTGATGGTATGGCTATATTTGATGCTATTAGTATGTCACGTTGCTATGTTACAATGATAGCTTATGGACAAGTAGAATCCATGAGTAGCATAATATTTCAATCTGCTGACACTAGGTATATTACACCTAATACATATTTCATGTCGCATTTTGGATCTACCTCTGCAAACGGCGAATATCTTAATGTTCAGAACTGGGTCAAATATGAAAAGTACATATGCGATATAATGCTGGATATTTATGCTAGAAAATGTATAGCAGGAGCATATTTTCAAGAAAAATATTCTGGTAATCCAACTATAGGAAAAGTAAAGAATTTCTTAAACACGAAACTAAAATCTGGAGATTGGTATATTAACGCAGAAGAGGCTGTATACTACGGTTTCGCTGACGATATAATAGATTCATGGGAAAAACTAAACTAAAAAAGATTGATGAAGCTTGGCTTGGATTAGATTCTGTTGATGCTAATCTTTTCAACCCAATGTCTATTATCAATGTCAACGATGACGATTTTCACATAAAGCTTGCTTGGCTTATGACTAGGCCAGAATATCTGTCATTTATAACTCAGCATGTATTGAATATAAGTTTGTTGCCGTCTCAGGCACTATTCTTAAACGAGATATGGAACAGAAAGTTCCCAATGTTGATCGCTAGTCGAGGGTTTGGTAAATCATTTATGCTCTCTCTCTACGCAGTACTCAGGGCGCTCATATTTCCCCGCAGAAAGGTAGTTGTTGTTGGAGCCGCATTCAGACAGTCTAAGGTTCTTTTTGAATATATGGAGACTATATGGCGAAATTCTCCAATGTTAAGAGATATATGCGATGGAGATAGTGGCCCACGTAGAGATACTGATAGATGCACCCTACGTTTAAACGACAGTACTGTTACGTGCCTTCCACTTGGCGATGGGCAGAAAATTAGAGGCCAGAGAGCAAACGATATCATTGCTGACGAATTTGCATCTATACCAAGAGAAATTTTTGAAAATGTAGTTGCTGGCTTTGCTGCTGTTAGTGCAGACCCAGTTGAAAATGTAAAGAGATTAGCTGCACAAAAAAAAGCAGAAGAGCTTGGAGTTCAAATTGAACAAGAAGTAAAACAAGAACATACCAAGGATAATCAGATTATTCTATCTGGCACGGCATATTATGACTTCAATCATTTCGCAACATATTGGAAAAAATGGAAATCAATTATTAAAAGCAAAGGAGAAATAGCTAAATTGAGGGAGATTTTTGGCGAAGATCCTCCAGAAAGCTTTGATTGGACTCAGTACTCTATCGTTAGAATGCCATACGAATTACTACCGAAGGGTTTTATGGATGCAGACCAAGTAGCTAGATCTAAGGCTACTGTCCATACCGGCATTTACCAAATGGAGTATGGAGCATGTTTTACTAGAGACTCACAAGGTTTCTTCAAGAGATCCCTTATAGAGTCTTGCGTTGCTTCAGAGAGTAATGACCTTAAAGACTCAAAAGGTAATGATATAGAATTTGATGCTGTTTTAATTGGAGATCCAAATAAAAGATATATCTTTGGCGTTGACCCAGCTTCTGAAGTTGATAATTTTAGCATTGTTGTTCTTGAGCTACATCCAGAACATAGACGTATTGTTCATTGTTGGACAACTACTAGATCAGAACACAAAGCTAAAGTCAAAAGTGGGTATGTTTCAGAAACTGATTTTTACGCATATTGCGCTAGAAAAATCAGGGATCTTATGAAACTATTCCCATGTATTCACATAGCTATGGACGCTCAAGGGGGTGGCGTTGCTGTAATGGAATCAATGCACGATAAGGATAAAATAAAAGAAGGAGAACTTGCTATATGGCCTGTAATTGATGATGATAAGCCAAAAGATACAGATGGAGAACAAGGGTTACATATACTTGAAATGTGTCAGTTTGCTAAATATGATTGGCTAGCAGAAGCGAATCATGGAATGAGAAAAGACTTTGAAGATAGAGTACTTACTTTCCCAAGATTTGACAGCATAAGCCTATCAATATCAGAACATCAGGACAACATTAAAAATAGAATGTTTGACACTCTAGAAGATTGCGTTCTAGACATTGAAGAACTAAAGGATGAATTATCTATGATACAAATGACTCAGACATCTGCTGGTAGAGACAGGTGGGATACACCTGAAGTTGTCGTTGGTACAGGTAAAAAAAGCAAAATGAGAAAAGATAGATATTCCGCATTGTTAATGGCTAATATGGCAGCTAGAATATTACAGAGGACTCCCACTCAGGCAGAGTATCAATTTTATGGCGGCTTTGCAACTGGCGGTCATATGCCAAAATCAGAAGAAAAAATGTACACTGGTCCAAGCTGGTTTGCAGAACAGATGAAAGATGTGTATTAATACATATACAGTCCAATTACATTCCAATTGAGGTTAGACATGAGCCAAGAAGAAATGATAACGTGGGATGACAACGATTTTCCAAGCAAGTCTCAGGCTTTCCAGAAATTCTCTGACAATGTTAGTTCTTACGATGGTTTATCGAAATCTCATGGTACTCATTACAGACATTTCATAGATATTGAGCCAAATCGCTCAGTTAGACCCGGATTCAATGCTGGAGACTATTACGCCTTCAGGCCCGACGAAGCTGTACCTCAACAGCAAAGAAGAATTATACGTATGTGCATGGATGCGTATGATAAGGTTGGTATTATTAGAAATATTATCGACTTAATGGGTGACTTTGGAAGTCAAGGTATCAATATCGTACATAAAGACAAAAGCGTAGAGAAATTCTATCAGCAGTGGTTTAAGAATGTTAATGGAAAAGAAAGGTCGGAAAGGTTCTTAAACAACCTGTACAAAACTGGAAATGTAATCATATATCGAAGTTATGCCAAAATTACCCCTCAATTGAAGAACTATATGAAGGCGCTTTCTAGCGATATTAAAGTTGAGACACCAACAGCGCCTCCAAACGAAATTCCTTGGAGATATAATTTTTTCAACCCTCTAACAGTAAAAGTTAAAGATGGTAATCTATCTTTATTCATGGGCTTGAAGAATCACACTATCACTACAAATTCTTTCTTTGATAAATTTCAAGCTGGTGATATACCAACACATGTTCTTGAGACTTTGCCTCCAGTTATAAAACAAAGCTTAATGCGTGGAGAAAAAGACATTCCTCTTGATCCAGAAAGACTTAGCATTTTTTATTACAAAAAGGACGATTGGAGACAGTGGGCCAATCCTATGATTTATGCTATCTTAGACGATATCGTAATGTTGGAAAAGATGAGACTAGCAGATATGTCCGCTTTAGATGGAGCTATTTCAAACATTAGATTATGGACTCTTGGTAGCTTAGAGCATAAAATTCTTCCCAACAGGGCAGCAATTAATAAACTTAGAGATATTCTTGCCAGTAATGTTGGTGGTGGCACTATGGAACTCGTTTGGGGTCCAGAACTATCATTTCAAGAATCTAATAGTGAAGTATACAAATTTCTAGGTTCCGAGAAGTATACTTCCGTATTGAATAGCATCTATGCTGGACTTGGTGTACCGCCAACACTTACTGGTATGGCTAACAACGGTGGCGGCTTTACTAATAACTTTATTTCACTAAAAACCCTCCTTGAAAGATTACAATATGGCAGGGATCAGCTTTTAAGATTCTGGGAAAAAGAACTTGAGATTGTACGCAAATCTATGGGCTTCAGATATAAGGCCCATATACAGTTTGATCAGATGACTCTATCCGACGAAGCAGCTGAAAAGAACCTTCTTATTCAGCTTGCTGATCGTGATATTATCAGTCATGAAACTCTTCTTGAGAGATTCAAGGAAATCCCACAGATTGAAAACATCAGAATCAAACGCGAGCTTGACAAAAGAGAAAATGCTGGACCACCAAAAGCTAGCCCATACCATAATCCTAACCATCAACAAGATCTTGAAAAAATGGACAAACAAAGCCAAATTAACATTAAGCAGGAAAAGCTAAAACAAAAGAACACTCCTAATAACAGCAATACAAATATACTACAAAATGGCAGACCTTCAAACAAGAAAGATGAAGGCCCGAGAAAGCAAAGAACAGAAACGCCAAAGTCAAAACCCGGAGTTGCTGAATTACTTAATTGGTCAGAAAATTCTTGGGATATTATTTCAGATACAATTTCAGAAGCATTTCTTAAATCCTCAAGCAAGAAAAATCTAAGACAGCTTACAAAATCTCAAGCTAAAGATCTTGAACAATTAAAGTTAGATGTATTCACAAATCTGGAATTTGGACAAAGTGTTAACGCATCATCAATTTTTGAAGATTTGAAATCCAACAAAAAAACCCCGAAATCATTCACCAATAAGATGAAACTCAACAACGTTAGCTTTGATAACATGACAGTTGATAATTATAGACGCAGTATTATTGGGTTGTACATAGATGACATTATTAGCTAAATTGAGATTTCTTTCGTGATTTTGTGTATAATGTTCATGAGAGGCAAATATGAAAATATACCCACAAGAAATTAAGGATGGCGTATCGGAGTTGGTACAGTCAAGTGCCAGCGTAGCTTATTGTATGCCAGCATCTTTGTGTGAAGAAATTGAATCTGAAACGCAAAAAGCTGGAGATAAAATTAAAGCTGAAAGTGCCAATCCAAAGCAAATTGATCTTTATTATCTTAAGTCTTGTCTGGTTTCTACTGGTTGGAATAAAAATGATGACGTATTTGATTCTGCGCAGACTTGGGCTGCTAGAAATACGCCAGAAGACAAACAGTTTAACTTCATGCACGATGAAAATGATATTATAGGTCATATTACTGGTAGCTATGTAGTAGACAGAGAAGGTAATAGAATAGATAGCGAAATCCAGCCTCCTGAATTCGATATCATCACAGAGGCTGTTTTATACAATAGCTGGACAGATCCAGAGAATAGACAGAGAATGTCGCAGATCATTGCTGAAATTGAAGAAGGCAAATGGTTTGTTTCTATGGAATGTCTGTTTGCAGGCTTTGACTATGCTTTACTAGACGGTAATGGAAAAGCTTCATTGCTAGAAAGAAATGAGGGGTCTGCATTTTTAACAAAACATCTTAGAGCTTATGGTGGCTCTGGTGAATACGAAGGATATAAGATTGGTCGTTCATTAAGAGACATTTCTTTTTCTGGTAAGGGGCTTGTATCCAAACCGGCAAATCCAAGAAGTGTTATTCTTGATGCTAGCAGGGCTTTCTCTTACAATGATTCAGTTTTAGTTAACTTTCCAAAAGGAGATAATGTTATGTCAGATGTAACTCTACTAGAAACGCAACTTGCGGATCTTCGTAGCGAGTTGGCCTCTGCTAAAGAAGATAATGAAACTCTTCGTAGCCAGCTTGAGGCAGCTTCAGCTAAAGAAATTGGTGAAGCAATTGCTAAATTGGAAGCAACTGTCGCAGAAAAAGACGCAACAATCAAGTCTTTAGAAGCATCAGTTGTAGAAAAAGAAGCAGCTTATCAAGAAGTTTTTACCGCTCTTGAAGCTAAAGATGCAGATATGAAAGAAAAGATGGAAGAGCTTCAGAAGATGAAGAAAGAAAAAAGCCGAGTGTTACGTAAGGCTAGCTTCATTGATCTAGGCTTTTCAGACGAAGAAGCAGAAGAATCTTTAGCTTCTTATGAAGATCTTGATGACACAGCTTTTGAAACAGTCTTAGCCGCTATGGATAAGATGAAAAAGAAATTTGCCGTCAAGAAAGACGAAGAAGAAGACAAGGAAAAAGCTGCTATTCCTAAGAAAAACATGGCTGAAGAAGCAGAAGCTGAAGAAGCAGAAGCCGAAGAAGCTGCCGAAGAAGCTTTAGCCGAAGTAGAAACTACTGAAGCAACACTTGTTGATGCTTCAGATGAACAAGATGAACTAGCCGCTACTAGAGCGAGTGTCGCAGAGTGGCTTGAAAACAACGTACTTAGCAAATGAAACAAGGAGAATAAATTATGGCTCTAAAATCAGATAGATACGAACTACAGACTGATATCAGCTTTTTTTACAATGCAGGCACTGCTACTCGCGGTGGTGTAGTTGTACATGACACTGCTGGTTCAGGCGCTGCTATGGATCAGGGTGTTAACCTTGTCAAGTACAGCGTGGGCGGCGAAGTACCAGTTGGTATTCTGCTCAACGATGTTGTCAACAAGGATCTTACACGTACTCATCTTAATCAGCACAAGGATGAAGTACAGAAGGGCGGTAAGGTTACTGTTCTTCGTAAGGGCTATGTTGTCACAAACAACTTAGACGGCAATCCAGTAGCTGGTTCAGGTGCTTATGTTAGCACTACTTTTGCCGGTAACATCACAATGGAAACTGACGAAGGTAGCCTAATTGGAAGATTCCTATCATCCAAAGACGAAGATGGCTATGCCAAAGTCGAAGTTAACCTTCCCTGACAATAAACAGAAATAATAAGGAGAATCAAATATGCCTATTAATGAAAGACCTAGTGATGAATTCATCAATCTCCTACGTAAGTCAGGGGATGCAGACATCAATGTAGCACAGGCTGCACAGCGTGAATTCGCTAAAGCTCTTGAGCTACCACTTCGCAAGGGTGTGCTTGTTGGCAACATCCTTGGCAATATCTTTGAAACCATCAACGTGGAAACGGGTTCAACTACTGAATTTCCTCTTGATCTTATCAGTCCCGGCCTAGAAGGCGAACATGTCGCTTATACTAATCCCGGTCATGGTAGAATTCCAGAGCGTTCAGTTGAAGGCGACTACGTGATGATTCCAACTTACGGCATTGCCTCTTCAGTAGACTATCTACTACGTTATGCCCGTGAAGCACGTTGGGACATCGTTGGCCGAGCCATGCAAGTCATGGAAGCTGGGTTTACAAAGAAGATGAATGATGACGGCTGGCACACGCTTCTTGCAGCTGGTGTTGACCGTAACATTCTCGTTTATGACGGCGATGCAACAGCTGGCCTCTTTACCAAGAGACTAGTATCACTTATGCAGACCGTTATGCGTCGTAACTCCGGTGGTAATAGCGCATCAGTTGGCCGTGGTCGCCTTACTGATATCTACGTATCACCAGAAGCTCTTGAAGACGTTCGCAACTGGGGGCTTGATCAGGTTGACGAGGTTACTCGTCGTGAGATCTACTCAGCACCAGAGGGTGGCGCACCAATTACCAGAATCTTTGGTGTCAATCTTCACGACCTTGATGAACTTGGTGAAAACCAAGAGTATCAGTCATTCTTTGTCAACGAACTATCTGGCTCTGTTCAGGGTAATGACCTTGAGCTTGTCGTTGGTCTTGATCAGTCAAGCAATGATAGCTTTGTCATGCCTGTCAAGGAACAGCTTCAGGTATTTGAAGACCCAACCCTACATCGTCAGCAGCGCGCTGGCTATTACGGTTGGCAGGAGATGGGCTTTGGCGTTCTAGATAATCGTAGAATTATCCTTGGATCATTCTAATTATCAAGCTTTTTAGCTTCAATTTAAGCCACCTTCATATAACGTGGAGGTGGCTTTTTTTGTGTATATATCTGTAGATTCGTTTTTTTTACGAGGATTCTATAGGGAGAACACTATGGCTGCACTGTCCAGATATCTTGAAGAAGAATTGTTAAAACATATATTTCTTGATACAACATTCGATAAGCCAACTAGCATTTGCATAGGACTAACAAGCGACGTTCCTAAAGACAATGACACTGGTACTGATATCCCAGAAATACCAACTGGAATCCCTGCTGGAAATCTTGTAAGATCTACTGGATATAGCAGAATTGAGTTAAATAGCGCCACTTCAATAGGTTCTGAAAACTGGTATGATGTAGGTGTAGATGATAATACAATATATCAGGTTAATGACGCTAGAGGATATTTTTATCCACTGTATTTAAAACAAGCAACAGCAGATGCCATTATTCAGACTCAAGGCTTAAATGGAAATGTAAAAACTCTTAATTTTGATGCCTTTCCCGGAGTTGATTTCTATTCTCCTTCTGCGCAGCTTCAGTCCGGTGTCGCTGACAATGCTGGGTACTTGGATTATGAAGGCCACGGTTTTGTAAAAAACAAGAAACAAATTTTCTTCTCTCCAGCTTTATCTGATTGGGGTTGGGTTTCTGGTGTTGCCGTTTTTGATGCTAAAACTGACGGTAATATGCTTTTCTATTCTGCTCTTAAAAATCCAAGACAGATTTTCACAAGTGATACACTAAAGTTTGATCTCAAGTCCATAGAAATCAGTTTATCGTAATCACCATGAAATCAAGGCCATTAAATAATGATCATACCAAAGACAAAACTGCTAGATAATATAAATAGAGAGATAAATGACAATTCAAAAGGACAAATTACTCCACACGATATTAGACATAATTTAATAGACATCATTGATTCAGTACATATGCTTACTGAAGAATATGATTTGAAATCTAAAAATCTTGACACCACAAACGAATCTAGCAGAACAACACGACTTGGTAATACTACTCTTGACAATTTCCGTCAAGGCGTTGAGAATTATACAAGCGTTGACAATACTGCCATTGGCTATTCTGCCTTAACAAAAAACTATCAGGGGTCACAGAATACTTCAATTGGCTCATACTCCCTTAGTTGCAATATTTATGGTCAGGATAATGTTGCTATAGGCTTTAACAGCTTGGCTGGTAATAGCAACGGCGCAGCAAATATTGCTATAGGAAGCTACTCACTTAACTCAAACAAGATTGGTAATTTCAATATAGGTATTGGACATGCAGCTGGATACTATGTTGATCCAGACGTTGACTACCAATTCTTTTTAACTTCACACAACGTTGACGATGTATATCTTTGTCAAAATGAATCTGGCGCTGACTTAGTTCCATTCCTACAGGGTGACATGAAACCCGGATCTATGCGTCTTGGCATTGGCGTTAAAACGCTTACTCCAGATGCAGCACTACAGGTAGAAGGTTCTATACATCCAAACACAACGATGGTAGCATCTTTAGGTTCTTCTACTAAAAGGTGGACAAACGTTTTCTTAAGTAATGGTCTATATTTTGATGAAGATCAAAGCATCATATATACCAATGCTACAGATAAGTTTAACTTCTCTTCAAGTCTTAATGTTGTTGGCGGTATAGTTATTTCTGAAGACATCTCCGCAAGAGACATTTCAGCGAGTAACATTACAGCTTCTTCCCTTTCTACTAGCGGATCTATATCTGGAGACTATCTATCAGTTAAGTCAAGCATCTTGAGATCTCCGTCTAGCAACGGTGTTGCTAATATTGGCTCTGCTTCAATGCCTTTTTACGATGGCTACTTTGTTAATGTTCGCGCAAGAGGAAAAGCAGTTTTCTCCAAAATAGAAACCACAGAACAAAATCACTATTTACACAAGACCTTACATCTTGCTTCTAGCGGAGACATAAACACATTAGATGGCGGTGGACCAAATGGTTTACACGATTACTTTAATGGCGATGAAATTGATCCACCTAGCTATGGATATTTACAAGACGAGCAGCTTGCTGAAGCTGGACTTATAATTAAAAGCTACGATCCTATTCAGAATCAAGGTAGGGATTATCAATTTACATTTAAGCCAAACAATCCAAATCTTTCAAATTTGGTTTCAGACACTCCTTATTCTAGAAATAGCTGGAATAGCAATATCAGTATAACTGTAGCTAATGGATCACACGTAGAAGTTAATAGAATCTTGAGTCAAGGTAACTTAGACTTAGTTAATTACAAAACTGAAAACGGAATCTTTATTAAAGACAGAGGCTTCAATATTGGTAGAGAAGTAGACATAAAGCAAACTAGAAAACCAAACTCTGATATTAATATTGTATCAGAACTTGATATTCCTAGATACTCAATGTCAATGCAGTCTCGCAACCTTAATACTAATCTTGATTTTGGTTTCTTTGGAAATACTAGCTCAACAACATACAAGAGAGGCTTTGAGCAGTCTTACATTGTTAAAGAAGATGTAAACGCTCCAT